GGCTGGGCACAGGGTTTGACGACGATGGCGTGCAGGACGGGGGTCTTGAGACGTTTTTGCGCGCAGCCATTGCTGCGGTCGAGGGCCGCACGGGCAAGGTGCTGATCTCGCGCGACTTTCTTTACACGCTGCGAGCGTGGCGCGATCTGGGGGCACAGGTGCTTCCGGTGGCCCCTGTCACCGCAATCAACAGCTTTGTCATTGTTGACCGGACAGGCGTCGAGACCACGATTGATGCGGCGAAATACATGCTGGAACAGGATATGCAGCGCCCGCGTCTGGTCTCGACCGGATTTGTGTTGCCGCAGATCCCCGTGGCCGGAGAGGCAAGGATCGCCTTCACCGCAGGGTTTGCGACCCGCTGGAGCGATCTGCCCGCCGATCTGGCGCAGGCGGTCTTCCTGCTGGCCGCGCATTACTACGAGCACCGGCATGAAACGGCCGTGGGCGAGGCGCTGATGCCCTTCGGGGTCCGCACGCTTCTGGAGCGCTATCGCACCCTGCGTCTTTTCGGAGGGCGGAACTGATGGCGGCTGTGGTGCATCTCAATCGCAAACTGGTTCTGGAGGAGGCCGAGCGGGTCTCTGACGGGGCGGGTGGCTATGTCGAAACATGGGTCCGGCTTGGCACGCTCTGGGCGGCGATCCGGTCGGGCAGCGGCTCCACGACCTCGGAGGATTTCCTGACGCTTTCGAAAGTGGCCATGAAAATCATCGTGCGCGCGGCCCCCGTGGGCTCGCAACGTCGCCCGAAACCGGGGCAACGCTTTATCGAGGGCGGGCGCGTCTTCACCATTCTGGCGGTCTCGGAGACCGATGCACTGGGGCATTACCTGACCTGCACCGCACGCGAGGAGGTGACGTCATGAGCTACGGGGTTTCAGCAGCACTCCAGAGCGCGATCTATCAGGCCTTGTCGGCGGATACGGTGCTGACAGGTCTGGTGGGCAGCGCGATCTATGACGCCGCCCCCACAGGCAGCGTGCCTGCGCTCTATGTGAGCCTTGGTCCCGAGGATGTCGCGGATGCCTCGGACCAGACCGGCCACGGCGCGCGCCACGATTTCACCGTGTCCGTGGTGTCGGACACGGCGGGGTTCCTGACCGCGAAACAGGTGGCCGCGGCGATTTCCGATGTGCTGGTGGATGCCAGCCTGAGCCTGTCGCGCGGCAGACTCGTCGGACTTTACTTCGTGTCGGCCAAGGCCCGACGCGTTCAGGACAGCGATGTGCGCAGGATCGACCTGAAATTCCGCGCGCGCGTCGAAGACAGCTAACCCGTTTTTCGCACGAGTTTTCGAGAAACGCTTCAGAGACTTCCAAGACGGAGAAAATGACCATGGCGGCCCAAAACGGCAAAGACCTCTTGATCAAGCTGGACATGACCGGTTCCGGCACATTTGAAACCATCGCGGGGCTGCGTGCCACGCGGATTTCCTTCAACGCGGAAAGTGTCGATGTGACCTCGCTGGAAAGCTCCGGCGGCTGGCGCGAGCTTCTGGGGGGCGCGGGTGTGAAAAGCGCGACGATCTCCGGCTCCGGCGTGTTCAAGGACGCGGCCACAGACGAACGTGCGCGCCAGATTTTCTTTGACGGCGAGGTTCTGGATTTTCAGGTGATTATCCCTGATTTCGGCACGGTTCAGGGCGCGTTCATGCTGACCTCGATCGAATATGCCGGCTCTTACAACGGCGAAGCGACCTATGAGCTGGCGATGGCCTCTGCGGGCGCGCTGACATTTACGGCGGTGTAACCATGGCCAATCCGTTTCAAGGTGAAGTGGCGCTCACGATGAATGGCGAGCGTTACGTCCTCAAGCTCACGCTGGGCGCACTGGCGGAACTGGAAGCCGGTCTGGAGACCGACACGCTGGTGGCGCTGGTGACACGGTTCGAGGAGGGGAAGTTCTCCTCGGCCGATGTGCTGCGCATCGTTGTGGCCGGTCTGCGCGGTGGCGGCTGGACGGGCGGGTATGACGACATCCTGACCGCCGAGATCGCGGGCGGCCCGCTGGAGGCGGCGCGTGTGGGCGCAGAGCTGATCGCGCGCGCCTTCACGGTGCCCGCGTGAGGAGGAGGCCATGAGCATGATCTCTGAACAGGGCGGTTTTCAGTGGCCCGCTTTGATGCGGCTCGGGATCAAGGGGCTGGGCCTGAAACCGGCCGAGTTCTGGGCGCTTACCCCTGCGGAGCTTTTACTTCTGCTGGGGGCAGGGTCGGGCACCGCCCCGATGGGCCGCGCGCGGCTTGAAGAACTGGCCAGAGCCTTCCCCGACGCACAGGCGGGGGATGGCGAATTGAAAGGGCAAGACAATGGCTGACGAGTTGAACAGCACGGATATCAACGGTCTCGACCGTTTCGAGGACAAGGTGGCGCAGATGGAAAGCGCCATCGGCGGTGCGGAGGCCATGGCCGCCGCTTTCAATCAGGAGATGGGACGTCTTCAGACCACCGTGGCGGAGACACAGCGCGAGGTCTCCAAACTGGACAGCGGCATCTCGCGGGGGCTGAAAAAGGCCATCGACGGTTTGGTGTTTGACGGTGACACGCTTGCAGACGCGCTCAAGGGGCTGGGCGAGTCGATGCTCAACGCCGCCTATAATGCCGCCATCTCGCCGGTGACAAGCCATGTCGGCTCCGTGCTGGGCACAGGGTTGGAAGGCGTGATCCAGAGCCTCATGCCGTTTGAAAAGGGCGGGGCGTTCGCGCAGGGGAAGGTCATGCCTTTTGCCAACGGGGGCGTGGTCTCCGGCCCGACCTATTTCCCGATGCGTGGCGGCACGGGGTTGATGGGCGAGGCGGGGGCCGAGGCGATCATGCCGCTGACACGCGGGGCCGATGGCAAGCTTGGCGTGCAGGCGCAGGGCGGATCACGACCCGTCAACATCACGATGAATATCACAACGCCCGATGTGCAGGGCTTCCAACGCAGCCAGAGTCAGGTGGCGGCCCAGTTGAGCCGCGCCTTGGGGCGGGGTTCGCGCAACCAGTAACGCGCAACCAGTAACGCGCAACCAATAACGCGCGATGGGTCGCAAGCGGCCCCGCGCCTCTCATCCGGAGGGTAGACGATGGGTTTTCATGAAGTGAGATTTCCGGCGAACCTGAGCTTCGGCTCTGTCGGCGGACCTGAGCGGCGCACCGATGTGGTGACGCTGGCCAACGGGTTCGAGGAGCGCAACACCCCTTGGGCGCATTCGCGCCGCCGCTATGACGCGGGCATGGGGATGCGGTCTTTGGATGACATCGAGCTGATGATCGCGTTTTTCGAGGCGCGTCAGGGGCAGCTTTACGGGTTCCGCTGGAAGGACTGGTCCGACTACAAGACCTGCAAAGCCTCCGCAGAGGTGGGCTTTGAGGACCAGTTGATCGGGATGGGCGATGGCGAGACCACGGTGTTCCAGCTGAGCAAATCCTATCGCTCCGGCACGGCCTGCTATCAGCGCCCGATCACCAAGCCCGTGGCGGGCACGTTGAAACTCGGCGTCGGGCGGCAGGAGGCGTTCGAAGCGGTGGACGGGGAGGTGGACACCACCACGGGGCGCGTCACTTTTGGCACCCCGCCCACGTCCGGCGCGGAGATCACTGCGGGCTTCGAATTCGACGTGCCGGTGCGCTTTGACACGGACAGCATTTCCACCTCGGTCGCCTCGTTTCAGGCGGGCGAAGTGCCCAATGTGCCGGTTGTGGAGGTGCGGGTCTGATGGCAATTTCCGAAGAGTTTCAGGCCCATCTGTTGCAAGGCGTGACAACGCTGTGCCGCGCTTGGGCGGTGGTGCGCAAGGATGGCACGACCTACGGGTTCACCGATCACGATACGGATCTCGACTTCGAGGGGCTGCGGTTCAAGGCCGACACCGGCCTCTCCGCCAGTGCGCTGGCGCAATCCACGGGGCTGTCGGTGGACAACACGGAGGCGCTGGGCGCGTTGAGTGCAGCGGCGATCACCGAGGAGGACATCCGCGCCGGACGGTTCGACGGGGCCGATGTGCGGTGCTGGCTGGTCAACTGGGCGCAGGTGGAACAGCGCGTGCTGGTGTTCAAGGGCAGCTTTGGCGAGATCACCCGTGTCTCCGGCGGCTTTCGCGCCGAGTTGCGCGGGCTCACGGAACAGCTCAACCAGCCGCAGGGCCGTGTCTACCAGTCGGGCTGTTCGGCGGTTCTGGGCGATGGCGGCTGCGGGTTTCAGACCTTGCAACCGGGGTTTTACACAGAGATCGCGGTGGAGCGTGTGGAAAAGGGCAAGGTTTTCACCTTTGACGCGCTGTCCGAGTTTGACGACCGCTGGTTCGAACGTGGCCGCTTCACGGTTCTGTCGGGGGCTGCGGCGGGCTTGGTCGGGGTGGTGAAAAACGACCGCCTGTCCGCGGCTGGCCGCGTTGTGCAGCTTTGGGAAGACCTGCGCGCAG